TATTTCACATGAGTTTTCAGGCGTTCATATGGTTCGGGCAAGGGGATATTAGATGGGGACACGTGGACCATTACCGGGAAAGGGCGGCGGACCGACCGCCAACGAACAGGCTCGCCGAAAGACACGGCGATCGGTTCCGACCGCAACGATCAAAAGCGAAATGCTTGTCGATTTCGAGACGATGACACTCGACGAACTGCGGGAAATGTGCGGAGCGTGGCGACCGTTGGAACGGCAGGACGAGATCGCAATCCGGGCTTTCTTTGATCTGTTGCAGCGATACCGAACGGCACGCGATCGACTGAACGAAATACCGGTCGAGGATTGGGGAACGACAGAGGGGCGAAGCCTGAACAGTCAGTTACGCGGGGCGGGTGATCAGATTCTGTCGTGGTGCAAGAACTTTGGAATGACGCCAGCGGATCGGGCGAGGTTGGGCGACCCGGCACCGTCACCGGAAGGTTCGTCGGACTTCTCGCAGATGGTGGACCGGGCACAGACGATTCTGAATAACTGAGAACGAACTGAGAATTGAGAACACCGAAAACACCGGGAAAACACCGGGAAAACGTCGCAAACTGAGAACGAACTGAGAATCCGTGGCATACGATCCGGCGGCATTACAGAAAACGGTCGACGATTACTGCGATTCGGTTCTGTCTGGACTGACGGTCGCGGGGAAGTCGGAAGTTAGGGCGATTCAGCGACACCGTCGGGATCTGGAAGAACTCGACGGGTACGTGTTTCGATGGGATTGTGCAGCACACCACGTATCGTGGTTCGACTCGCTGCGGTTCGTTCGCGGTGTGGCGGCCGGTGAACCGTTCGTGTTGAACCCGGCGCAGCAGACAATGACGGCAATTCTGTTCGGGTGGCGTCGGGCGGACGATCCGGCACGACGTCGGTTCTCAAAGTGCTATCTTTCGATGGCACGCGGCAACGGGAAGTCGCCCTACGCGGCCGGACTGGCTACGCAGTTGTTCACGTGCGATCTGCCGAGGCAGCAAGGGGCTGAAGTCGTGAACGTGGCGACGACCCGCAAACAGGCGAAGGAATACGTCTGGATTCCGAGCGTCGAATTCTTGCAGTCGATCAAGGATTTGGAACCGTTCATCGCGGTGCGTCGTGGGGATTCGGAAATCGAATTCCGGCACAATGCGACGGTCGGCAAGTTCTACCCGCTGGGCAGCGACTCGAATAACCTCGACGGCGGTTCGTATCACGCGGCAATCATCGACGAATTACACGCGATGCGGGAGAAACACCGGGAACTCATAGAGAAAGTCGAAACCGGATTAAAGGGCGACAATTCGTTGCAGGTCGTCATAACGACGGCGGGTTCGGATCAGTCGGTTCTGTGGAAGCCGGAATACGACTACGCGACGAAGATCCTACGCGGCGTGATCGACCACCCGGGTTATTTCGTTTACATTTTCGAATGTGATAAGGACGACGACCCGTTTGACGAATCGATCTGGCAGAAAGCAAATCCGTTACTCGGCTCTGCCGTCTCGATGGACAAACTGCGGGACCACGCGACTGCGGCCCGGCACAATCCGGTAAAAAGGAACCAGTTCGACAGGTATTATCTCAATCGCCCGGTGTCGAGTCGCGAAAAGCTGATATCGGCGGAACTGTGGTCGGGCGGCGACGGTGCCGTTACCGAACTCGCTGGCCGGGAGTGTTTCGGCGGGTTGGATAAGGGTTGGCGGGACGATCTGGCGTCGCTGTACTGGATATTCCCGCTAGACAATCCGGACGACGACGAACTCCCGTTCTATGAACTGGTTGGTCGATCGTGGGTTCCGGAAGACACACCGCGGGATCTGACGAAACCACCGTTCCCGGAACTGATCGCATCCGGAGAACTGATTGTGACACCGGGAAACGTCACGGATCATCGCGCCGTTATCAAATACGCGGTCGAGTTTGCGAAGTCGCACGCGGTACGGACCATCGCAGCCGATCCCGCGAACGCCCGGACGGAGCTCACGGAGCTTGAAGACACACACGGCATCACGATCTACCAGTTTCGTCAGAGTTGCGACCGCTACAACGAGCCGACAAACAAACTGTTGGATTTGTTGGCGGCCGGTCGCATCCGGCACGGCGGGTCGAAGTTGCTGGCGTGGGCGGCAGACAACGTCGTCGGCAAATACAACGCGGCTGGCAACATCATGCCGGACAAAGTTAAATCGTCGGAGAAAATCGACCCGATCGTTGCGACGATCATGGCGGTGTCGGAATCGATGTTCGCGGTGCGTGGGCAGAAGCAATCGGTGTACGAGGAACGGGGGATTCGAGAACTGTGAGGCGCAACAAAGTGACGAAATATATGGGCGAACGCTGGGATGACGTTCTTTACTGGACGTCGTCGGGATGCGTTGCCTACGGATTCGGAAGACTAAACATCGCAGCCGGTTGGATATCCGCAGGGGTCGCCGGATTTGCGTTTATTTACCTCGCAGCACGCATAACGGCGACACATGGGAACACTCATCAGAGCGTTAAGCCGAGCGGGGTCTCTGGAGAATCCGAACCTTCCGTTGACTGACGCGAAGGTGTGGTCTGACGTATTCGGCGACGGGTTCGAGTCGGCGGCGGGCGTATCGGTAACACATGCGTCGGCGTTGCGGATTTCGGCAGTGTTCCGCGGCGTGAATCTGATATCTACGACGGTTGGGAAGTTGCCGCTATTCGTCCAGCAACGGACAGGCGACGCGAACGACAAGCAGCGGGACACCGATCATCCCGCGTACAGTTTGTGCCGTCGAAAGCCGAACGCCTACCACAGCGCGTTGACGTTCCGGCAGACGCTGACGGCTCATGCGATATTAAACGGCAACGGGTACGCGTACATCGACCGCGACGGAGCCGGGCGACCGCTGGCGCTGTTGCCACTGTTGCCGGATCGAACGTATCCGGTCCGGGTGGGCGGTGTGTTGTCGTACGTCACAGAAACGAACGGGTCGCAGTCGATGCTATCAGCGGCTGACACGATTCACATTCGCGGACTAGGGTTCGACGGTCTGACCGGCTATTCGGTGTTTCGGTTGGCGTCGGATGATTTCGGTCTGTCGATCGCGCAGACAAAGTTCGCCGGAAAGTTCTTCTCGAACGCCGCAACGCCGAAAGTCGTCATCGAGGTTCCCGGCGAACTGTCCGACTCAGCCTATAAACGGCTGAAAGATTCGTGGTCGCGGATGTCGCAAGGTCTGGAAAACGCCCATAAGACAGCAATCTTAGAACAGTCAGCAAAAGCGACGCCGCTATCCGTATCCGCGAAGGACTCGCAGTTACAGGAGTCGCGTAAATTCGATCTCGTATCAATCGCGAACTGGCTGGGCCTGCCGGTTCACAAGATCGGCGGCGAAGGTCGGACCGCTTATGCGTCGCTCGAACAGGAAAACCAGTCGTTCCTCGACGAAGCGATCGACCCGTGGCTGTGTTCATGGGAGGTCGAACTGTACGACAAGTTGCTAACGGAGCGGGAAAAGAACGCCGACAGCCACGACATCGAATTTGAGCGGAAAGCGTTGTTGCGGACGGACGTATCGGCCCGCGGTGAGTATTACCAGAAATCTGTCGGCGCGCCGTTTATGACGCGGAACGAAGCACGGTCGCGGGAAAACCTGTCACCGATCGACGGCGGAGACGAGATTCTAACGCCGCTGAATATGTCGGCGGGGCCGGACCCGGAACCGGGCGAGGCATCGACAGACGACCGGCAATCAACAGCGGTGCGAACAATCGCCACCGACACGGCGCGACGGATGGTGAAGCGGATGTTGATTGCCGCCAGTCGCCACAAAGAGCCGGTTGATGAAGTGGTTCGAATATCACTGGCACCGTTTTCCGAACTGTGCGACCGACAGGACGACCGAACATTCGCGGACGCCGTGAAGTTTGCCACTCAAGTGGCAATCAGGGACGGCGTGGACGACATCGACACAACAGCCGACAGGATCGCGGTGGAGACTGTCGATCAGTATTTCGAAGGGGTAGAGGTATGAAAACGTTTCCGGGGTTCGTGCGGGGTCGATTACAGACTGAAAAACGCGACGGCGAGGATAGCCCGTCGATTATCGCCGGTTACGGTGCTGTATTTTATCGCGCCGACGATCCGGGGACGGAATACTGGCTGTGGGATGATGTCGTCGAACGCATCGCACAGGGAGCGTTTGATCGCGCCTTATCGGAATCCGACGACGTTCGTTCGTTCTTCAATCACGATCCTAATTTGATTCTCGGGCGAGCATCGGCCGGAACACTCGATCTGTCGGTTGACGGAACCGGTTTGCGGTATGTCGTTAATCCGCCGGACACCGAAGCGGCCCGGCACGTGCTCGAATCCGTCGCCCGCGGTGACACGTC